GGCTAGGTATAGTGAACAGGGGGCCAGACAAACTGGTTATAACTTGCTTACAAATACTGACATTCAGTTCGAAATCCAAAGGCTAAAGAAAGCCAGGTCAAAAAGAACTGAAATTACAGCTGATAGAGTCTTAGAAGAACTAGCCTCTGTTGGCTATAGTAAAATAACTGATTATCTGGAAGTGATAGAAAAAGATGTTGTAGTTGGCTACAAGAAAGACGCCAGCGGCCAGTATGATTATGAGAAACCAATTGTAAGAACTCAAAAAGTTGTTGAAATAAAAGAGACTAAAGAAATGGATTCAGATGCAATTAAAGCTATATCCGAAATTAAACATGGCAAGCACGGCATAAGCCTTAAACTTTATGACAAATTAAAAGCTCTTGAAAATATGGGCCGTCATCTTGGCATGTGGAATGATAAATTAGAGATTGAAACAACGAAAAAACTTGAAGACTTTTTTAATGATTAGTTAGTGGGTGGTGATATGTTAAATTGTCAGCAGATTATTGATAAAAGGTATGATCTCTGGTTAGAAAATAAAAGTATTGAGAAAGACAGAGAATATAGATTGGCTGTAGCAAGTAAACTAATTGAATCGACTTATGATGAGGAAAAAGATAAAGATGTTCCTACTCCTCAGGCAAAAAAATTACATGAAGAAATTCAAGAAGACCCATCTCTTTTAATAGAGATGTTTTTTGTAATTGTAGATAAAGAACAAAATACAGTACCCTTTTTCTTAAATAAAGTGCAGCAGAAGTTTTTAAAGCAGCTCAAAAAAGCAATAGAAGATTATAAAGCAGGGGAAATAAATTTTATTAAATTTTTAGTTCTCAAAGGTAGACAGCAGGGTTTTACCTCTGTGATAACTGCCTATCAGCTGGCATCTACAATAACTAAACATAACTTTGTAGGCATGACGGTATCTCATGAAGATGATTCAACAAATACTATATTCCAGGACAAAGCTCGTTTTCCTTATGATCAGCTGCCGGAGATAGCAAAACCCAGGGAAAAATATAACAACAGAAAAGAATTTCTCTTTGATCATCTTAATTCTAAGTGGAGAGTTGCGACAGCTGGTAATAAAGATATTGGACGTTCTAAAACATTAAACTTTTTTCACGGGTCCGAAGCGGCTTTCTGGAAAAGTATTCAGGATATCCTATCTGGTTTAGGCCAGGCAATCACCAGAGATAGCATAATTATTTTAGAGACTACCGCTAACGGCTATAATGAGTTTAAAGAGTACTGGGATGATTCTGTAAAAGGGAATAATAACTTTATACCTCTATTTTTTGAATGGTGGGAAACTCCTGAGTATAGAATTAAATTTGAGAATGAGAAGATAGAAAAAGAGTTTAAAAGTGCTGTTGATGATGAGCACGGCTATAGAGGAGTAGATTCTGACTTCTTTTCAAAACTTAAACATTTGAAAATAGCAAAGCATTTAGATTGGCAGCAGCTTTACTTTTATTTTAATAAGAAATTGGAACTAAAAGATAAATTAGAGCAGGAATATCCCTGTAATCCTAAAGAGGCGTTCCTACATACTGGAAGGCCTTATTTTGATATAAATAAGTTTGATAATTTAGTGGTTCTTTTAGATAGAGATAAGCACAAACCAATCAGAACTGAAAAAGGTGGATCTATTTTATACTGGAATGACCCTGAGCCTAAAAGAATGTATTGTATTGGTGCTGATGTTGCTGAAGGTGTTGAAGGCGGAGACGCTTCCTCAGCTATTATGTATGACTCTAAAAACTGGGAGCAGATAGCAAAGATTCATGGCCATTTTGCTCCGGATGTATACGGTAACATATTGACTGATTTAGCATTGAGGTTTAATAATGCTTATTTGATGATAGAGAATAATAATCATGGTTGGTCAGTGCTCAACACAGTCTTTAATCAAAGGCATTACAGTAATATACATTTTACTACCCGCATAGAAAATAGAAATGATGATGAAAGCAAGAAAATGGGCTGGACCACTACAGAGAGCAGTAAATATTTAATGCTTGATGAACTGGATACAGCTTTAAGGAAAGATGAGTTAATAATACATGACAAAGAATTTATAGAGCAATCTAGAGAAGTCATTTATGACGAGAAGGGTAAAGTTGATGTTAATGGTAAAGATATGGTTGTTGCCAATGCAATAGCCTGGCAGGGCCGTAAATATATAACCAGAAACATCGTTACCAAAGAAACAGCAGACTGGAGACGCTAAGGAGGTGAGTTCGTGGCTAAACTTACTAAAGCTCAGAGAGCCTGGGCTTTTTATGAAAATGAAGTTTATGACACAGATTATTTAAGCGAATATGATCTATTCGATGACACCAGGGAGATATTCAACCCAGTACCAAAGACAGCTTTTATCATGAATGCTCTTACCATGCAGCAGGAAATTAACCCAGAACTTAATGAGAAAAAGACAGAAGGTGAATCGGAAACAGAGAGTAATAATAATAGCGAAACTGATAATAAATTAGCTAAGATTAATGATATCTGGGATTATAACAACTTCCAGAATCAAAAATATATGCTGGCCCTCTGGTTAATTCTTTCTAAAGAGGGAGTTGTGGAACTCAATAAAAGAGATGATGAAATAATTTTTGTTATTCATGATCCCGACCTGGTTGAAACTGAGTACATGAATGGTCAAATGGTTTATTGTAAGATCGAAGGTACTACAAAGCAGTTCGACATGGAAGAAAAGTCATTTAACACTGTTGATGTAACAAAGGAATATTATAACGTCAAAAATGAAACTGGCGGTTATAAAATGATAGTTGAAACAGTAGATGATGAAGTGACTGAAACACCTCTAGCTTTTGATTTTATACCAGTTGTAGAGTTTTCCACCGATTATGATATAGGGCCAATGCTTAATAAAACTGATTATTATAATCTTATTGAGGCTTATCTTGAAAATGTGTTTTATCTTCATGGCGATCCGCTCATCTGGGATAATCTTTCAGGCGGAATGTCTGAAGAGGCGAAAGAAAAGACCAAAAATAGCAGATATAAAGAGCAAAGTGTCTGGCACCTTAATAACCCTGACGCTCAAATGCAATACTTAGAAATGTCGGGAAATGTAGCTGACTTGATGTTGAAGAAACAGGAAGACATCAAAAATAACATATCAAATGATCATCCAGAGTATGTGCTATCTACATTGCTAAGCAGTGGAGACCCTTCTGGGGATGCCTTGAAGATTAAATCAATCGAGATAGAAGCTAAGGTTGGTAGTTTAAGAGGCGATTTAGAGACTGGGATTGTGGATATAGATAACAAGGCCCTTTTAATGCTAGGGAAATCACCATTGCAGCACGGCATTAATTTCGGCGGTATACTTCCCGATTCAGTAGACCAGCTGCTTAAATTAGTAAAAGGGTTAAGAGAAATTAAATTTATTTCTAAAAAGACCGGAATGAAGAAATTCCCAGACTTAATAAAAGATGTTGAAAAAGAGTTAGATAGATTAGATAAAGAGGATCAGGCTATTAAGGAAGAAATAGATAGCGAGTTGAGTGATCATGCTGATCCACAAAATTGAAAACAGGCTCGATGAAGAGGAATACGCCGATAAGTATATTAGGCAGTTGAAGCAGACAATTGAAAATATTGATAACGATATAATGAAAATTTTCAAAAAGGCTAATGAAAAAGGCCAGTGGTCCAATGCTGAGATGGCGAAGTATAATAGAAAAGAAAAGCTGAGAAAACAGATTAGAAATCAGGTTAAACAGTATAAAAAGAGTTTTATTGGTGATTATAGAGACGATCTTGCTCAAATGTACAAAAAAGAAGCACTTTTTACTCAGGAGCTGCTTAAAGATGTGCCTAAATTAGAAATAAGTGATCAGTTTGACACACTGCCAACCCAAGCTATTAAATCAGAGGTTGTTGATGGAGTTAATATTAAAGGCAAGACAATGACTGAATATATTAGTAAATACAGCACTGACTTAGCTTTTAGAATTGAGCAAGAAGTTTTTGAATCGATTGCTGTAGGTGAAAACCCCAATAAAACTAGTCGCAGGTTGTACGGTATAAGCGAACAAATGGGTAAAAACAGAGTTGATGCTACAACACGCAGTTGGATGAATGCTATCTTTAATCAGGCTAATCTTGATGTATATCAGCAGGGTGGGTTGCAGAAAGTAAGGTACCTGGCAACATTAGACGCTCATACTTGCCCTATTTGTTCTGCTGATCATAATAAAGTAATGAAAATTGATGAGGTTATTTTTCTTCCAAGACATCCTAATTGCAGATGCGCTTACAGTCCGTTTATTGATACTGAGCTTACTGGCCCGGCAACGGGTTATGATGAATGGTTGTTAGATGGTCGCAGAAGTCGAGAACAGCTGCAGGCAGTTTTGAACAGAACTAAAAGATATTACAGGGCTGGCAGAATTAAAAAGAAAGAAGCTCAGCATCTCACAGGAATTATTGGTGCTGCTATGAAGAATGCAAGTTAAAAGGAGGTAGATTAAATGCCAGATAAACCAACAATTATTTTAGATTTTGACGGTGTTATTCACAGCTATAAATCAGGCTGGCAAGGTGCTGATGTTATACCAGACCCGCCAGTTGACAATGTAGATGGTGCAATACAGCTGCTAAGAAAAGATTTTAAGGTTGTTGTTCATTCTTCCCGCTGTCATCAGGAGGGTGGAATGGAAGCAATTGAAGACTGGTTGATTGAAAATGAGATTGAAGTTGATGAAGTTGTTCGAGATAAAGTTCCTGCTGTTGCAATAG